TTTTTTTATTATGATCACTGAATATTACATAGAAATCCCAGGCACCACTATTAAGGAAAGCGTCGAAGGGTTCGCTTATGACAAACTTTATGACATGGCACAGCAGTATGGCATAGCGGAATTATGCTGGTACGCTCTCAACGGCAAGCGAGTAGTTGAGGGAGTCTATACAGATAAAGACTAACCAATTAAAATATTGGCACAGTTGCTGGTTGCTTTCTTTGCCAATATCGTTTATTATACTTACATACAAACAACACACGGAGCACACATGCGAGTTATTGAAAAGAACATGAACAGAGCAATCAGAAGCAGAAAGGACTTCCGCTCTGGTAACACTGAAGTAGCAACCTTTACATGCGGTGCTACTGGTAGACTTGGCAGCATAGTCAAACTACACGGAAACAAAATTGCTGAAGTGTATGCAAACAGCATTGTGCTCTTTGATGGCGGTTGGCAGACTGTAACCACTAAGAGCAGACTGAATGCTCTCCTAGATGAGTTCAGCATCGGCACTGGCGTTATACAGCGCAACTTTGAATGGTTTTTAACTTACAAGAACTTAAAAGAAGATTTCGTTAGCGGCATGGAGGTTGCACTCTAATGCCTAGAAACATTCTACAGCAGCACACTTTCACAGGTCTAGGCGGCAGGCAAATTACCTACACTAAACTCAAATCAACAAAACCACAGCGCCGCCATCTGCTTCTATCCCAAACAAAGGGCATACGCACTAACACCAACAGAGGCACGGTAAACACTAAGCACGCTACGCTGATATAAGAGCAACTCAGCACCCTTATGCCTGGCACCTATATGCCAGGTTTTTTTGTTTTATTGGCGGTTATATGATTTAGCGATGCGCTAACCTACAACGAACCGAAAACGACAGCTATATATTAATCGCTTTTAAAAAATTTTTGGATATAAAAAATTGCCGTATAGGTTGACTCTGGGCCAGGTTTGTGTTATACTATAGGAGTAAACATCACAAACAACACAATGATTGAAGGATTTGTATTAACACTCGTATTGATGACTTTTTGTATAGGTTCATCATTTGCCATCGTTAACTTTGCATCTAAGGGTAGGTTCTTTTAATGGCAGTTTATAACGACTATGAAATTCGTATAAACATTAATCAGTTAATTGAGAAGAGGATCCCTTGTTGTGATCTTCTTCACCCTGATCATTGCTTAACGGAAAAGCAAGTGGCAGAGATTGCACATGATATTCGTATGGATATCGACTTACATCCTATCTACAAGCAAGTGGATAGACATATCATGCAGTATGTTGAAGCAGCTGGCATAGATAACAAAGAGCATTGGGTAGAAGAGAAGTTACTTGACTTACCTGATGAAGAAGGAATATCATTTGATTAACATGAAAACATTACTTGCAACAATTATAGCATTGACACCTGTGAGTGTAATGGCTGATACTTACCAAGAAGGTTATGCTTCGAGTAAGACTTGTTATAAACAAACATACAGAGAAGAGTATGTTCCTGGCACTCAAGAGAGTCCTGGCTTTGTTCGTTTCTTTAATGAGACTATTGAAGTTCCATGTAAGAGAAACAACGTAGCTACGGAAAAGAGAGTCATTCGTCAGACAGAAGTAACCTATGATGATAATGATTGTACAGATGGTAAGATTGCTGGTGCGTTAATTGGCGGTGGAGCTGCAGCAGCGATGAGTCAAGGTGATGGAAGATGGTGGTCAATACCTTTAGGTGCAGTAGTTGGTGGTACGATTGGTTGTGATCTAAACGGAGGTTAGGATGGCAATATATAATGATAGTAAGATTGTAATCAACTTAGATGAGTTGGTAGCAATTAGAGGTAAAGTGATAAGTGAAGAGTTGAGTGATGATGAGGTATCTCTTTTAGCGAGTGAGTTAAAGGACACCTTGACTTGGGATACTCTTTACCATATGGTTGATACGCATATACTGACATACAAGGGCAATCCACCTGTGAAGTATGGCAGCATTGCGAATGATGCTGAGTTAGTTGAGATGGAGAAGAATCGGAAGAAGTTTAAACTTATCGAGTTAAAAGGAGGGTCATGGCGAATTCAAGTACCACTACGGATCAAGGATTAAAGTCTTATCACATATACTTCAAAGGAGAGTGTTTGTTTAAGAATTTGAATCAGGAAGAGTTTGATATTATATGGGGCAGAATCTATAGGTCATATCACACAGACAGTTTGTCGTTCTCTGTTTGTATAGGCGACGAATGTATTAAGGAGGAGCAGAGTTATTAGTGTCACATGCATTAGATCATTTAGAACCGTTTACGAACGATTGGATTGATTGGTTACAGAACCCCGATGATATGAATCAGGGAGATTACAATGGCCCTCGTTGTCCCTTCAGTAAGAAGGCAAAGGATGATGGTCGTATGAAACTGGTTAAGGTTTATGACTATTTCAGCGCTTACGACTTCTGGGAGGTTGTTTCGAGAGAGTGTGATAAGTTTGATGGTAGTAAGGATATAGTGATTGTGGCTGCACAGTCAGATGCAAATAAGATAAATCCAGATCAAATGTCTGGCGGCGTCGATGGACTCAACACGTTTCTGAATCAACAGGGAAAAGATTTATGGTTGTTAACGAAGATAGATGAGATGTTTACCATTGTGATGATACAAAAAATCAGCGCGTTGGACGATACTTCAAAACAACTGGAGGCCAAGGGATACTACATAGGAAGATACACTGATGCTATGATGGAAAAGGTAGTTACTGGAAGACGTAAATATAGGGAGAGACTATGAAGTATTGCGAAACGTCTGAACTGCCAAACTTTGGAGTAGTTGAGGCTGAACTTGACAAAGATGATATTGATTACCTGTGGAAGTTAGTACATAAGTATTCTCACGATGCCAAGTGGGAAGGTAATAAGTTAATTAGTATCGAAGAGGATTCCAAACAATTTCCAATCAATGATGATGAGAACTTGTTTCAAGATAATGTATTGAAGCCCTGTACCGAAAAGTATTTTGAAACTTACGGTTGCCCATTCAAACTTAAGACAACACATTCACATGAATTGGCATTTAGTCGTTTCTGGTGTCGTGCATCACTTGATGGTGATTATCAAAGTATTCATGATCATCAAGGCATCTTCACGTTTGTAGTCTGGTTGACCGTTCCGTTTGAGGGAAAAGATGAAAGAACAGTACAAGCTGGATTCAGGCCAGAAGCAAGTGACTTTGTATTAGTTTACCCTGACACATGTGGACAATTACAAAAGAGAAACTTTGTACTTGGAAAAGGTGCAGAAGGCAAAATGTTGTTCTTTCCAAGTGATATAAATCATATTGTATACCCACATTACACCACTACAGAGTATCGTATTGCACTCGCTGGAGATGTTGCTTTGAATAGCTTGGCTCTTGGAGGAATCATAAATCCTGTAGAGGATAAGAAAAGAATTTTATAGATAAGTTTGTAATGAACATTTCTACCGAAACAATGCAAATAGAGCTCGATGTAAAGGAGCTAGAATACATTTATGAATCACTCTCTTTTAGATTAGAGCATGACAATCATTTGATGTATCATCCTGATATTCGTAAAGACCTAGAAGATATGATGGCTACTTGGGAAGATGAGTACCTATAACGTTTATATTGGCGAATACTTAATTATGGAGAATGTTCCAGGCCACGATGTAAAAGATAAGATGGAACATGTAAGATCATTTTTTAACTACTATCCCAATGACGAGAGCCGTAAAGAAGATATAAGGATAATTAAAAATGCAGACTAAGAAAGTTGAGTTGCCTAACTATGGTATTCTGGACATTACCTTAGACACAAAAGATTTAGATCATCTACATCATCTAGTCGAGAAATACGAACCCGATAATGCAAAACAACAGTGGATGCTGATTGATGATGATAACAGATTTCAACAAGTAGTTTTAAACAATATTATCACAGAGTATATAAGAGAGTTTGGTTATCCAGAAAAATTAAAGTCTACACATATTCACGATCTTACATTCCAGAAGTTCTGGGCAAATTATACTGGTGTTGGAGAATATCAAGCATTACATAATCATGATGCAGTCTGGTCATTTGTAGTCTGGTTAAAGATACCATCTGTTGCAAAGGACGAACAGAACGTGCCTCATACAATGCACCCAGAGGCAGGGGATTTCATTCTAACCTATACTGATATCACAGGTAGAATGAGAAAAGTAAATTGGAAATTAGAGAAGCAATATAATGAAGGACATATGTTACTGTTTCCAAGTGATCTGTACCATGCGGTTTACCCCCACTTCTTGACAAGTGAAAAGAGGTTATCTGTATCAGGCGACATCGTAATAAACAGTATGGTTCTGAAAGGAATTTATGAACAGCATATGCCACTAGGCCCCTGTAATAGTCAGGAGTTTCTAAAAAAAGGTTCGGGAAAAGCACATATATAATATAACACTATGGACAAATTGGTTTGACCGTGGTATACTTAAGAATGTAATTACAACATGTTATGGCAAAAGGATTTACAGTAAAGGCAAATGCCCCTAAAACTAAGAAAGTCGAAGATGACTTTAACTTAGAAGAGGCAAAGGCATTAGCCAAAGGTAAAGCAATAGTTTTCTGTCTGCCAGGTAGAGGAGTCTCTTATATATTTCTAAAGAACTTCGTTCAACTATGCTTCGACCTTGTTCAGAATGGATCTAGTATTCAGATCTCACAAGATTATTCATCAATGGTTAACTTTGCAAGATGCAAGTGCCTTGGTGCAAACGTATTAAGAGGCCCAGATCAAATTCCTTGGGATGGAAAACTAAAATACGACTGGCAGTTATGGATAGACTCCGATATTGTATTTGATACAGAGAAGTTCTATCGTTTAGTATGGATGCAAAAGGATATTGCTGGTGGTTGGTACTGCACAGAGGACGGAAAAACAACATCTGTTGCTCATTGGTTAGAAGAAGAGGACTTTGCTAAGAATGGTGGAGTGATGAATCACGAAACTATCGAGTCAATCTCTCGTAGACGCAAGCCTTTCACTGTTGACTACACTGGATTTGGTTGGTTACTCGTCAAGAACGGTGTATTTGAGCATAAAGAGATGAAGTATCCTTGGTTTGCACCTAAGATGCAAGTCTTTGAGTCTGGAGATGTACAAGATATGTGTGGAGAGGACGTATCTTTCTGTTTAGACGCTAAAGAAGCTGGTATGGAAATCTGGATTGATCCAAAAATCCGTGTTGGTCACGAGAAAACAAGGATTATTTAAGATGGCAGACGCAGAAGTGACATACAGGGTCGTTGAATTAGGCACATCAGGTTGGTGTGTCAATGATCCTAAGCAAGATGTGGGTCTCGATAAAGATCAAGCAAGAGAAAGATTGAATTTTTACATGAATGAAGGTATTTCTCCAGACAGATTAAGAGCTCAAATAGATAAATAAAAAGAAAAAGGTTAAAGATGGCAGATTCAGATCCTAAATTAGCTCCCCATAACGTAGAAAGTGCTGGTTTTAAAGAAGGTAGCGTAAAGGGACAGTATGATGTAAGCGCTCAAGCACGCAAAAAAGCTGCCGCAAACGCTAATACTGGTCAATCTCCACTTGCTGCTGGCTAAAAAATACCACAAAATAAACAAAGACCCCTCAAAAGGGTCTTTTTTTGTGTCTAAATAGAATTTGAATAGTATATTTGTCTATAATGAAGTTAAAAAATACTCCATTTGGCGGTTTCAAAGATGGTTTTATTGAAAAACCAGAAGAAGATGAGACAATTTTGCGTGAAGTTGTTGGTGATGACGCCAACGATAAGAAAAGAAAGCAAGAGTTGAGTGAATAATGGCAAAAATTGACGTTGAAAATCGAAGATCACCAGCCTTCAAGGATATTAGTCTAACTTTTACTCGACATCCTGTGACAGATGACATTGCCACGTTCACAAATGAGAACGCAATTAAGAGAGCAGTGACTAATTTAGTAAGAACTAGAGTAGGTGAACGTTTTTTCGAGTCATTATTGGGTAGTTCTGTAGAAGATAGCCTATTTGAACAGGCTGATCCAGACAATGCCGAGGTTTTAGAGGACGATATAAGACTTCTGCTTGAAAACTTTGAACCCAGAGTTGCAAATATTGGTGTATCAGTAGTTTATCCGTTAGATACTAACGAATTAATGATACAAATTGCGTATGATATCGTTGGATTAACCGTTCCAAGACAAGATATAGAATTTGTTCTTCAATCAACTAGGATATAATGTCATTTAATCAGTTTACAAACCTAGATTTCCAAAGTCTTAGAGCACAAATCAAAGATTACCTTCGTGTAAATAGTGATTTTGCTGATTTTGACTTTGAAGGATCGAACTTTTCTACTCTAATTGACCTTTTAGCGTACAACTCATACATTACTGCTTACAATACCAACATGGCAGTCAATGAATGTTTCCTTGACAGTGCGACTTTGCGTGAAAACGTAGTTTCTCTTGCTAGAAATATAGGTTATATACCAAGATCAGCTAGATCTGCACAAGCTGTGGTTAATTTTAGTGTAGACTTAAGTACAAATGACACAAAAATTGTAACTTTAAAGGCTGGACAGGTAGCATTAGGTGTTCAATCTGGTAGTAATTACATTTTTTCAATTCCAGATGACTTTGTAGCAACAGTTGGCGTTAATAATATTGCAGTTTTTAGTAATTTAAAAATTTACGAAGGTGTTTACCTCGAAAAATCATTTCAAATTGACTATAATCAACCAAATCAAAGATTTATACTTCCAAATGCTAATATTGACGCTACTTCTATTCGAGTAACTGTCAGATCTAGCACAAATGAGATATATTCTCTTTACAACAACATTCTACAGGTTGATTCTACCTCTAAATTATTCCTAATTCAAGAAATTGAAGATGAAAAATATGAAATCTTGTTCGGAGATGGAATTATCGGTAAAAAACCGCCTGCTGGAGCAATTATAACTGTATCTTACATTGTAACTAACGGAAGATTAGGAAATGGATCTAGAAATTTCTCATTTGTTGGAATTTTACGAGATGATACTGATACTACAATAACTTCTGGTATGTCTGTGTTGACAACAACTCAGAAATCAGAGATGGGAGACGATATTGAAGATGTAAGTTCTATCAAATACTTAGCACCTCGTATATACTCCTCACAATACCGTGCCGTAACCGCAAATGACTATACAGGTATAATTCCATTCGTATATCCCAACGTCGATTCTGTGACTGCCTACGGTGGAGAGGAACTAGAACCACCTGAGTATGGAAAAGTCTTTATTTCAATTAAACCTAAAGATGGTGCGTTCTTATCACAGATCACTAAAGACGATATCTCAAGAAAACTAAAGCAGTATGCGATTGCTGGTATTAAACCAGAAATTATTGATCTTAAGTATCTTTATGTGGAAGTTGATACAACAGTTTATTACAATACTAACGCAACATCAGAAGTATCTGAATTAATCACTGCCGTAACCAAGACACTGACAACATATTCTCTATCATCTGACATAAACTCATTTGGAGGTAGATTTAAGTATAGTAAAGTTATTGGATTAGTAGATGCCTCCTCTAGAGGTATTACATCTAACATTACTCGAATCAAAATGAGGAGAGATATAGTTCCTGAGTTGAATACTTTTGCAACATATGAACTTTGCTATGGAAATGCTTTTTATGACCAACCAAACGGATATGGCATACGATCCACAGGATTTACAGTAAGTGGTATTGATGGAACTTTGTATTTGGGCGACATTCCTACCTCTGGAACGACTGTTGGAAAATTAGTATTCTTCAAACTTGTAAATAACCTACCATTGATCGTTAAGAATGATGCTGGTACTGTAGATTACGTTCACGGAGAGATTAATTTGGATGTGGTAAATATAACAGGTGCTTCACTTTCAAGTGGAGTTATTGAAGTGGAAGCAATACCAGATTCCAATGATGTTGTTGCTCTAAAAGATTTGTATTTACAATTAAGTGTGCCAAACAGTACAGTAAACGCATTACCAGACGTTATATCCTCTGGAGAAAATACTTCTGCAACTGCATACGTTAAAACTTCTAGTTACGCTAGCGAATCAATCTATACCAGATAAATGACGGATATTAAAAGAGTAAAAATCTCTCATTTAATAGAATCTCAAATTCCTGAGTTCTTAAATCAGGAATCTCCTCTATTCAAGAGTTTTTTAACCCAATATTACGAATCACAGGAACACCAGTCTGGTATGACCGACTTAGCCAGTAACTTGGCGGAGTATCGACAGATTGGTGCGTTCAATAATGAGACACTCATTGCTGAAACAACTCTAACTGCATCTTCTTTTGCTGGTGATCCTAGTATCTTTGTGGAATCAACAGATGGTTGGCCCGATACTTATGGTTTGTTGAAAATTGATAATGAAATAATCACATATACAAGTAAGAGCAGTGTTGCATTTCTTGGATGTGCTAGAGGATTCAGTGGCATTGATCAGTTATCAAAAGAAGATGATGCCGAGTTTGCAAACTTTGCTCAGACTAGTGCCGAAGTTCATATTGCTGGTTCTAGAGTAATTAATCTAAGTAATCTCTTCTTACAAGAATTTTTTACTAAATTTAAGACAGAATTTTTACCAGGCTTTGAAAATAGAGCTTTTACCGAAGGAACATCACTTACTAATGTTCTTACAAGGGCAAAAGACTTCTATATGGCGAAAGGAACTGATGCGTCATATAAGATTCTCTTCAAATTGTTGTATGGTCAAGAGATTGAGATTATAAAACCTATTGAGAGGACATTAATACCTTCCAATAACGTATATTTTAAAACTAAACATGTTTTAGCTGAAAACTTGTTTGGTGGACAACCATTAGAGACTGTAGGTAACTTCTTATATCAAGATATTGCTGGAATCGGAACTGCGAGTGCTTCGATTTACAATGTAGAGTATAGACCAATAAACCAAACTGATTTTTACGAAATATCTCTTGACTCAACATCATTTGATGGATCTTTCGAGGTGCCTGGAAAAACTAAGTCACTAGAAATTACTCCAGCAGGTGCTGCGTCTCTTGTAGTTGATTCTACAGTGGGATTTGGACAAAGTGGCACACTTTTAGTAAAACCAAGAGAAGGAGCGAACTTTTTAAGCGTTAGATACACTGATAAAACTGTAAACCAGTTTTTGAACGTTACTGGTTTATCAACATCCTTAGTTTTTGGTGCAGATGTCCTTGAAGACAAATTAGCATACGCTTATGCTGGATTTGGACAAACATCCTTGTTGCAATTCAGACTTGTTAACGTTATTGACCAAGTAGACACTTCTCAGTCAACTAATATGCAAGTTGGCGATAGTTTGAAGTTACTATCTTTCGGTAAAGACTTATCTGACAGTCCAAAGTTTAATAATTGGATTTACAACGTACCATCAAGTCATAATCTTGCCACAATCAGTCAGGTAAACGTAAACACCTATAGACTTTCAATATTTGACAAGTGTGTGTTCTATGTTGATGAAATTTTAAAGTTAAGGAACGATCTTGGACAAGAAGTTGAGATTACAGTTAAACAAATTGAATATGATGCTTCAAACGTGGATCAAGTTTACTCTAACACGATTGTTGTTCAAACTAGTGGTGCTATACCAGTAGAACCAACTGTAATTACAAAAACAGTTACAAAATCATCTCATAACTCAAATTACTTTGCTGGAGTTGATCAGTTTACAGTAGGTATCCAAAACAGTTACCTTGATAACGATGAAAAGTTCTTTTATGTAACTTCTTCTGGTTTACCTAACTATCCTATCTTTGCAACTGATAATAAGGTATTTGTAAAGACTAGCTCTGTTGAGGTTGTAGACGGATTTGGCACACCTTTACTTGGTGGAGGGTTTACTTATACTATACAGTCATTTGACCCTGCCTTCGACCCTGCCGCAGGGACTAGTCTGCTTCCACACAACTATGTGACTGGTGATAAGATTTATTGGAACAATACCACCAATAGTGGCATATCAACTGGTATCTACTTTGTAACTGCTGTCAACCAAACTGACTTCTACCTATCATTCAGTGGATCTGACGTATTTTCTAAAAAGTACATTGCAGTTAAAACATCAACACCAGGCCAGTATGTCTACAAGTCTGGTTGGGAAAATAAGACACTTAAGAACCAAAAGATACTTAGAAAGTATCCCTTCGTAAAAGAAAGAGAATTATTTGATGATCCAAACAAAAGGGAAGTAAATAACAGACCAGTGGGTCTTATGGCAAATGGTGTAGAACTATTTCCTCCCACCGTCTTTGATGAACAGATATTTCATGGTGATTTAACTAGTATTACTGTCACAAACCCAGGCTCAGGTTATGATGTTATTACAGGGCCTCCTGTTGTAATATTAGACCAACAAGGTTCTGGTGCTGTAGGACATGCAAACGTATCTGGATCTTTTGAAAAAATTCAACTTATTTCACCTGGCATCGGATATCAAGATAAACCAAAGATTACTGTAGAAGGTGGTAATGGTAGTGGTGCAGTTTTAGAGTCTAACTTAGTAAAAGGAAAGATTGTTGCTAACTTTAAGGCTGATGGTTCGTCAGTCAATACAACTGATGAGACTATTTCATTTGAAGATAGACATAACTTTGAAGTTGGTGAAGCTGTTGTTTATGATTCAAGAGGCAACACACCTATCGTAAACGTAGTTAGTGGATCTGTTTACTATGTTGCACCTGTAAATGAAACTAAATTAAAACTACACAACACTCCAGAAGATGCTAAAGTTGGTATTAATACAGTTAACATTGGAAACATAAGTTTTGGTTTCCACAGACTTACCACAGTAAAACCAAAAAATACAATAACAAGGATTTATGTAAAGGAATCTGGTTCTGGATATTCAAATAGAAAAGTAATTGTACCATCAAGACCAGTGAACGGAGATGTACAGACAGGTATCAGTACATCTGATGATTACTTCTTGGCATTTGGACATCATTTCAATAACGGTGAGATAGTAGAATACTCTACAACAGGGACAGTCGCTTCTGGTCTTTCTACAACAACTCAGTATGCTGTCAAGGTAATTGACCCTAATAAGTTCAGACTTTGTGATGTTGGAGTTTCCTCACAAAGAAACTTTACGAATTATGACAAAAATAAAACCGCTGTAATTCGTGGTCTGGGTAGTGGAAGGCATACTATATCATATCCACCTATAGTGGTAAACATTGAGAGTTTATCTGGTATCGCTGTTACTACGATTATCAAACCAGAGATTGCTCCGTTAGTTCTTGGATCTATTGATAATGTGTATCTAGAGGAAGGTGGAGTTGGATATGGTTGCACTAATATCATGGACTTTCAAAGAAGGCCTGATGTTGGAATATCAACTATCACTGCAAGAGCATTACTAAAACCAATTATCATTGGTGGTACTATCGTTGATGTGCAGATTCTTGCCAATGGTAAAGGGTATCGTGAAGACTCTGACATCACTATCTCAAGTCCTACAGGAAACTTTGCAGATATCAGACCAGTAATCACTGATAACAGAATAACTGGTGTACAGATTCTTGATGGTGGTGTTGGTTACGAAAGTAGTGATACTGTATTACTCTTACAGAATAGAGGTAAGGATGCTAAGTTCATAGGTAATGTCAGAGAGTGGAAGATTAATCAGGTACAAAAGAATGAGAATATAATCAACGTAGAAGATTCTATATTAACAAAACCAAGCACAAACCCAGAATTCCAATTACAGACTATTGGAATGTACCCTCCTCAGAAACTGAGATATCAGTTAGGGGATAATATTGATGCTGCAAACTTAGAAACACCTAATGCTTTCCATTCACCAATATTGG